TTATAGAGAGTGTAGAGGTAGGTATAGATGTCTGGGTAGAGAAGAGTAGGGATATGGGATTAAGTTGGACGATGTTATGAATATTTTTATGGTGATTTTTATTTAAGGAATGGTCAGTATTATTAGGTAGTTATAAGGAGGATTATGTAGATGCACAGTGAAATATGGACTCAGCATTTGAGAGGTTAAGGTATATGTTAAAGAGATTGCCTAAAGAGTTAAGACCGAAAGATGTATTAATAAAGTATATGAATATAAGTGCAGAGTGATGTTGAGAGATATCAGGTGATGTGTGAGTTAATTTCTGAACATGATGAAGAAGGAAGGTAGTATTTATGGATGAGTTTGCATTACGACCTAGAGATGAGACAGCATTACAGAAGACAAAGGATGTTACAGAGTGTAGGATATTTTGATGAACACCTAATGGTACATGAAACGTATATGGTAAAGTTATGACAAACCATAAGTCATATAGGCATTTACTAAACAAGAAGATAAGGCTACCACGAAGATTGCATCCATTAAAGACAAATGTTTGGTATGAGTTTCAGAAGATGACAAGGACAGCAACAGATTTAGCACAGGAGGTAGATATCAGTTATGAGACAAGTGTAGTAAATGCAGTTTATCCTTTATTTTTACAGATGGCAACAAAAGGTACATACGTATATGATATGAACAGACATACATATGGTAGTTGGGATTTTGGTAGAGATAGTATAGCATTTTGTTTATGGCAAAAAGATTTCCAGACATGAAATGTATATTTAATTAAATCGTTTAAGAGGGTTAATTGGAATATAAAAGATTTTGCTGGACTAGTGTTAGGTAAGCCATATGCAGGTAATAGTTGGGTATATGATGAAAAGGACTTCAAGGTTATGAAGTTTATGCAATTAGTTAGGTTTCATGACCATTTTGGAGACCCATATAATAGTGATAATAGGACAGTGCTTAGTGATGATAGTATAAGGAAAGCGTTAAGGGAGATGTGAATACATATAACGACTAATAGGAAGAGTACATTAAGGGAAAGGATAACTAAGACACAACTATGAATGAATAGATTATTTTATGATAAAGATAATTATGAACGAGAGCAGAGTATAATACAGAGCCACTATCCACAGAAATGAGAGAATAGAGAACTGGTAACAGAACAGAGAGCACCAGTACATGATGAGAATAGTCATTTCAGAACTTGTACAGAATATTTCTTTGATAATGAACCATTAACTACATGAGAAGATGATGGACTAGTTGTTAATAGTTGACTTTATTCTTAGACTTAAAATCGCACAAAAAATAGTTACACATAATATATGTTCATGTTATAATAATTAATGAAAGGTAACCTATATGGTTACTTTTTCTTTTATCTGTATTTTAGAATGATGAAAAAGTCAAGCTAAAATAAAAATGTCTTGATTTATCATAATAAAAGTGTATATCACAATTGATGAAAGACCGATAATTTAGTTACTAAATTAATAGATGGAGTTTAGTAAAAACGATTTACAGAAAATAAAAGACCAAGTTGTAGCAGAATTTCAATCATCTAGAATTGCAACAGAGACAAAGAGGTCACAGTTTATAGATAGGCATTGGCTATATCAAACTGTAGCAGAGGACGAGAAGGTAAAGGTTAATATGATTAGGTGATTAACTAATTCATTATTAGCGTTATACTATCAGAACAAATTACAAGTTAAATGGTCTAGTAGAGATTTGTATCATTTCGTAGAAGCAAGGAACTTCCAGAATGTATGTTCATACGATTATGATAATCTAGATATGGAAGTAAAGGATTATCAGAATCAGAAAAACAGATTCCTTAAATGAGTATGAGTTAGGGTATTAACATGACGAGATGATGAGAACAAAAATCCTACATATAAAGTAGTAGACCCATTAGCTTGGTTTCCTGACCCTAGATGACATTCTCACATAAACAACTTTGACTTTATGTGATTTGAAACTATTATGCCTGTAGAGGCTATCAAGGCAAAGCAAAAAGAATGAAAGCGAAGGAAGATAACAGTTGAACCAGGACTAACACCTGAAAGTCAACAGAGGGTACAAGATAGAGCAGTACCTAGACAGATAAACTGAGTTAACAATCCTATAGAGAAAGATACAGTAATATATACACATTATACTATGTATCAAGGAAAGCCTATCCAAGTTACTATGTGGAAGAGAGAAGGTATCCTAGATGCTAAAGTTATCTGACCATTAATGAATGGAGATAAACTAGATAAATGTGGATTAAAGTTTCCTGTAGCTTTAAACTACTATGAACCATTAGAGGGAGACCCACGAGGAATAAACTTGTATGATATAGTAGAGGATAAACAGAAATTAAAGACATTGATGTATAACTTAATAAGGATACAAGCTATCAAACAAGCATTAGGAGGTAGAGTATTCTTAGATAGAAACATATATACTAAGTCTAAGAAGATATTAGGTAAAGGAGTATTATGACCACAGTATATTCCTGTAGATGGTAACTGACAGAACATATCTAATATGTTATTCATTGAACCAGAAAAAGGATTAAATGCTGATGTATATAACTTCCCTCAAATCTTAGATAATCAAGCTGAGAGTGATACAGGTATCAGTAAGTTAACTAGATGAATATGAGATGCCAATATTTGAACAGCTACAGAGGTAGAGGCAGCACAAGCAAATACTAATGTAAACCTTATATTAGGTAATAAGATAAATGCTTGGTGAGAGAAAACCTTTTGGCAGTTATGGTATATGTTCTATAAGTATTACTTTAGTGATAAAGATGAGAAGTATGTAGAACTAACTAGATGAATAAGTCCTGCATGAGATATATTTAATAGGAAGCATATCATAACAGGAAATGACCCAAGAATACAGATACTTAATAAGGGTGATTTAGATAATCAAAACAGAGCAGACTTAGATAAGTTTACTCAGCTATATGCTATGGTTATGGCAGATTGAACTACATCATTAGTAGAGAAAAGATTTATGAAAAGGAAGTACTTTGCTTTACTATGAATGAGTGAGAGTGAGATAGAACAAGCATGTAGATATACAGAAGCTGAACTAGATGCAAAAGAGCAGGTAATATTGCTTAACAATAATATACCTGTACAGATAGGAAGTATGGATGAAGACCATTATACATACTTAACAATCTATCAGAGTGCATTAAATACACCTGCTACTAGGGCAGCAATCCAAATGAGAAGGCAGGCATATATCCTTAGTTGACAACAACAGATGGATATGATGATGACACAGGCACAGAATGAATGAGTGTTTAATGGTGTTACAAACAACATGATACAGAATCAAAATTCTAAGCCCTCCCCTTTAAGATAAGGTAAGACCTATGATTTGGTCGATTAGCTATCGTAATTGGAGATAATAGTTAGAGTATTATCTCCTCCCAATAAAATAATATTTATACTCTAACTATAAACATTATGAGAAAACACTTTGAGAAAGATTGAAAAATCTATGCACAATGTAAAGATTGCTGATGTTACTTTGAAGCAACAACAGAAAACTTTACAAGGGATAAGACTTGTTGGATGTGATTATGTGTGAGATGTAAATCATGTCTAGCAAAAAGGTATATGGAAGTAAGGAAACCATATGCAGATGAATACAGAAAAAGAACTAAAGAATGGACAGCAATTAGATGAAAAATGTATAGAGATAAACATAGAGAACAAATAAATGAATACAAAAGGAAAAGGTATCAAAAGAATAAAATTAAAATAAATTTATTAAACAAGGCTAAATGATATTCAAGTATTCATGTAAGAACAGCAAAAAAGATAAAAGAGTTATGAATAAGACCTAATGTATGTTCGATATGTTGATTAGAATGACATAAAATAGTTGCACATCATCCAGATTATACTAAACGAAATGAGGTTGTATTCTTGTGTTGTATGTGCCACGAGTTGATACACGAATGAAGACTAGAATGTAATATAAAACCTATAGATATATTAACTTTTAAATTATAATTATATATAAATGAAGACCGACATTAAGTTAAGTAAAACAGCTATTGAGAAGTTGTATGAAGATTATTCAAGAAATTACATTGTACAATCATTCTTAATAGAGGCAATGGAGAAGAGATTAGAGAAAACTCTAAAATGGTTTACAGATAATGGATACGAAGATGCAGAAGTTAAACCTGCTACTAATGAAGACTTTATAAACAGAGCAAAAGAAAAGTATCCAGACTTAGAAGAAGAAGAATTGAAAAACAAGGCTGAGTCATTAAAGACAGAATACACAGACAAGTTTACAAACATTCCTGGTATAAGACACCAGATAGAAGATTTGAAAGACGAGATTTCAAATTGTGAAACGGTACTACCTGCACTTTTAGACCTTTTAAATAACTATAAATAAATCAAATGGCTAGAAAGAAAAAAAATGCAGTAATATTTAAAGTTCCTATGAGTAGGACAAGTGCACCAAGCACACCAAATAAGAATAAAGTTTTAGTTAGTAAATAGTATCAATGGCAACTAAAAAGAAAGAGCCTGCTTTTGTAGAAGACATTAAAGAAGAAAGCAAGGTTGAAGATGAGGTAATCAATACATTATCTTGGAAAGAGATACAAGCTAAGTATGGTATTCTTACAGATGAGATATTGGATAAGAATTCTGACCTTAGTAAATATAAAATCTCAAAAGAAGATGAGAAAGTATTAAGGGATTATGTAGAGAAAGTATATAAGGATGTAGCTGATTTCCAATTAGATATGATACATGCACCTGTACAGGTTAAGCAAGTATTTGAGTTCTATGGAATAACAGCAGAGGACATTAAACAGCATAGACTAGAAGATAAAGGACTGAAGGAAGAAGAGATAGAGATAGTAAATAATTACTATAATGAACTCTTTAGGAAGAATGCTGTTCAGGTTAAGAAGTTTTAATTATTAACAAAGACCGAAATGGATGAATTTAATTTACCATGAAGCCTTAACTGAGTTAATAAGATTAATGCAGACAAGGCAAAGAAGGAGACAGCAAGACAAGTAGCTATTAAGCTATGAGTAAAACCTAAGGATATAACTATAGATATGTTAAGTGCATATCCTAATGCTACAGATATAATGAAGTGAGTATGTATGTGGATATTAGAGTTCTATGGATTATCTTTATGGGAGTTAGGTAAATCGTCAGCAGAGAAGATAATTAACAAATATAAGATATCAGAAAAAGAGTTGAACACTTTACTAGATTACTGAGATGTATGATTAGCATATTCAGAATATGTTAAGAATATGTTATGAGATAAACCATCAGAGAGTGCACAGAGTACATTACAATCTATCAAAGAGAATGTAATAGTTGATGAAACGGCAACCAATGCTGTTATCCAGAAAATGAGAGCAGATGAAAAAGCTAGGCTACAATCTCTTATCGATAATGAAACAGATAGTGAGAAGAAAGAGATGTATGAAGCACAGATGAAAGTTTTAACTCTTAAAGAAAAGAACTGATGGATGAACTAGAGAACTTAGATAATTTAGATGAGGCTTTATTGCATGCTGTTCAGAGTGATGAATGGAAAGCAATAGAGAAATATCTAGAGATTAATAAGGAGATAGTAGAGGATAGGCTATTCAATTCACCTATAGTCAATAAGCAAACAAATGTAGCAGTAGTGTTTATAAAGATGAGGTCAGTGTATCAGAAGTTATTAGACCTACCAAAAAGACTTGAATGAGACATATGAATAGCTAAACTCAATGATGAACTTGATAAACTTACAGAAGAGTTTGTCAAGGATAATGAATAATAATTATTCACCTGAAATAACTATACAGATGGGGTTGGTATTATTCGGTCTACCAATCTCATCAGTAAAGTTGTTTCGGCAACACCTAGTGGATTGCAATTCCACATAATAAAATTGCACGCTAGAGATAGCATATTTATCAATAATTTAACAATCATGACTGAAGAAAAAGATTTGAACTCCATACCTATGGACGAACTAACTAAAATGGTATCTGATATGACAATATGAGATGCAGAAAATCTTAATCAGCCTAAGGACAGAGAGGCAGATAAAGAAGTGCAAGAGGCACAAACATCTCAACCAGAAGAAAGTCCAAAGGAAGAAGTAAAGGAGGAGAAAGAGGAGAAGGAGGAAAAGAAACAAACTCCAGACTCAATTAAAAAACTTTTACATCAAAGGAGTGAACTTAGACAAGAGAGGGATAGCCTACAGGCAGAACTTGACGAGGCTAATGAACTCATAAGGAAACTTCGTTCATGAGAGTTAGATGCTGAGTTTAAGAACTCGGATTGAGAGTTGGATTTAGAAAAGAAAGAAGAAGCTATACAAGATGCTACTTTCAATAGTAAGATAATTGAGAGGGAGTATAAGAACTCTAATAGGAATCTAGATACTAATAGAGATAACGAACTAGCTAAATTCTTTATGGATAATCCAGACCTCACAGATGTTAAAGAAGATATCATTGACTATGCTAACAGGCATAATGACTTAGATATCGAAGACATCAAATATCTTGTATTAAGCAAGATAGACCCGACAAGGCTATTAGATGAACAGACAAAGCATAAGCTCAGTTGATGATATGATATTAACTGAACAGACTACACATGACCAAAAGAAAAGGAGAAAGAGGTAAAGGATATGAGTAGTAAAGAGCTTTTATCTAAGATAGAAGAGTTGGGTATTTTATAATCTTACCCAATAGACAAAATGGCTATGAACAGAGCAAACATAGACTATTCAGGACAACTATTACAAACATGGTTGGATAGAACAGTTCTAGAAAACTTTGAACCTGAATTAAGGTTCTACGACATGTGAAAAAAACCAGCATGGAAACCTTGATACAACACATTAGCTTGGACAAGGATGAATAAATCATTAGTAACACCTACTAATGCTACATTAACAGAATGAGTTACACCAAACTCTACAGACTTACAAATGACAACAATCTCATTGACAGCTACACAATATGGATTGTATGCTACAATTACAGATTTGTTGGAAGATGTATCTCCTATTCCTATGGTGGCAGAATCATTAAAGATTTTGTGACAGAACATGGCACGTATTATTGATGGAGTTATCCAAGATAGTTTGGCAACAAACTGAACAAATGTAATATATCCAGACCCAACTTATTCAGCTAGGTCAGATATTACAGCTTCTGATTACTTGACACCTGCATTGATGGCACAAGCTAATGCATTCTTGTCAACAAAAGCTGCACCTACATTTGGTAACTCATATGTAGCAGTAATGCATCCAAATGTAATCTACGATATCATGACAGGTTCTTCTACAGGTGCATTCTTAGACTTATCTAAATACACAGAAAGTGGAAGAGGACAAATCATGAAAGGAGAAATTGGAATGTTGTTCAATGTTAGAGTTATTAAATCTGCATTCATTCAAACATTTGCATCTACAACTACTGTATATCCTACATACATTATGTGAGAAGGTGCATATGGAGTTGCTGATTTACAATCTCTTAGAACATACTTGACACCAGCTACAGCTTCTGATAGTGACCCATTGGCACAAAGAAGAAAAGCAGGATGTAAAGTTGCATTCGGAACAATCATCTTACAACAAGATGCATTGGTTAGAGTTGAAACAGCATCAAGCTTATCATATACTTGGTAGTATAATTAGGGATACTTTAGGGTATCCCTTTTTAAAATGCATTTGCAATTTAAATCTGTAAATGTATTTTAAAAATGTTTTATATGATACAAATATGTAATGGCAGCAAAAACAATAGGGACACATATTTCAGAATGGATGACAGACAATGCTAGGAATGCATGAGATATAGATGCTACTTTAGTGTTAAACTGGTTTAATAAATATTATCATGAATTAGAAACAGAGATAGCAACATTTGTTATGGATTGATATTTTGATTCAGAAACAACATTTAATCTTGTAGCTAATCAGGACACATATGTATTACCTTCATGAAATTCATGAGGTAACACACAAACAGCACCACAGTTTTTAAAACTATTAGAATGTAGTATTAAATATAAGAATGATGGTAAATACTTATTGGCAAAAGAATATCCAGATTGAGACCAACCATTCCCACAGACATTTTATTCAGAGCATGAACCAAAGCTATGTCCTATGTTTAGATTAACTAGAAAATCAATAAAGATATTCCCTACACCTACAGAGAACGTAACTAATTGATTAATGTTAAGATATGCGTGACCATCAGCAGATGTAACAGCTACAACAAAGGAAGATGAATTAACTATACCACGACAATATATACCAGTTATATTAGACTGATGTAGTTGGCAGAATGCTATAACTGTACGTGACCCTAATGTATTAATGTTCAAACAGAATTATCAAGAATGAATCAACAAAATGTTAAGTGAATTAGCAGATAGATATATACAACCTACAGAGTACAGAAACCCTTATTTAAGATATTTAATGAATTAACACATGGCAACATTTAAACAATACTTACAGAACAGATGGTATAGATGAATGAGCCAAGATAGGACTGTAGCATATCCTTATCAATTTCAATATTGAAGAAACATTAATGTAAGGAACGAGAAGGGATGAGTAATGCTATCAAGTAGACCACATACATATTCTACAGATGGAACGGGTACTAAATATTCATGACTTATACAGATACAACCTGCATGAAGTGAATACTGGTCTCAAAATCCAGAATATACATATAGTTATTGTTTAGTATATAATAATGCAACTAATGTTTGTTCTCTTAAAACATGATTATTAACTAAGCTATGAGAAACACCATCATTATCTAATAGTAGACTAGATTGCCAAGATTGGTTAAGAGAATGATTTATTACAGCACCATTCTGACCATGGATAAGAGAATTTAGAGATTGAGTGTTTGTTATAAACTCTAGTCCAGCAATGGTATATTTTGTTTGAGATAATGCTGCAACACCACAACAGTGAGTAGATGCATTATGGATATTATGACAATTATGAACAGATAGGACTTATGGTACAGATGGAATAATACATGCAGTATATAATTTTGCTGATACTTTTTTCTTAGTGGCTCTATGATGAGTTTTGTTAAGATTTCAGCAATTGACAGATGATTATACAGATTTAGCTAATTGGAAAATAATTAGATATTTTGGTGCAAATAAAAATATTGTATGATTAAGTCAATCATGAAACTATTTAAAGATATATGTAACAGATTGAAACATGACAGAGTGCCATTATGCACAATGAACATTTGATTTAGAGGACAGTTGATTAGTACAGACAATTAAATATGAATGAAGATTAATAGAGGATTGTTTAGTGTCAGATTGAACAAGAGACTTTTGATTATTTAAAGATAACTTATGAATTAAGTTATTAGAAATAGATTGATATTCATATAATGTTATAAGAGAAACAGAAAGAAGACGTACATCTCAAGTAGCTACAGAATTAATATTTTATGATTATCCTAATAATGATTGATATTATGCATCTAAATTAGCTTGGTATAATTGAACATTATATTGTTCATTGTTTAATGATTGAGTATGGACATTTACTAAAGAAAGTGTATGAAGTCATTGATGGGCATGGTGATGAGTTGTAGAATGGTGAAAAGAATCGTTTAGTTCATGACCATGATATGTAAGACCATGACAAATATGCATTCAATGAGGAATATTATTTGTCTTATTATTAAATCAATATGTATCACCATGAGAAGTAGAGTATGAAAAACTTGCTAAGATTGAAGTAAATGATTATCCAGAAATGTATACTAATGAATGATATATTATATGAAATATATATGATTGATGAGTATGAAGTTTGTTTAAGAAGAATGTTAGTACAACATTAGTATGTGGTAATAGTGACCCACAAGCACTTCCTAAATGAATAATAAGTTTAAGATATAGATATGATAGAGAGACTAATAATTTATTAACACCTGATACAGGTTCATATGGTATAAAATCTATAGAGACTAAATGAATATATGATTCTGTATTTATAACATCTATACAGAAGGATTTAACATGAGTATCTGCTACTGATTTATGAAATCAACCAGAAAAATTTAATAGACCATGGAATACAATAGAATATATAATAAAATTGCATTGTCCAATTGATGCTAATTGAAATATACAATACTTTGTATCACCAATTTTATATGAACACAACTTAATCTATGAAGACTCAATGAGGAAGTACAGGTAAAATAGTTGCAGATAAAGAAGATAAGATAATAAGAGTTGATATAGAAGAACCAGAATTAGCTAGTAATCCTGTTGAAAAAATTTTTGGTGTAAATGAATTATTACCACAGTTTTCTATATTACAAATATCTGATGTTTCTATAACATGAAAGAAAACTTTTAAAGGGAAAGCATGAATGGTATTATGAGTTGCAGAAAATGAGAAATCTGTTGAATTTATAGAATGAGGATGATGATGTAATGTAACTCCAATAGAATTAACATATTCTGATACAGTTGTAGTTGATTGTTGAACCAATCTTAATTATGTATTAAGACTTACATGAGATTGTGAGCTTATATTAAATAATGTTATACCATGAGTTGTATATCAATTCCTAATTAAACAAGATTGAATATGATGACATAGACTAACATTGCGAAGACCATTTTATTATGTAAATTGATATGCACAAGATACTACAGCTAATTGAGTTAGTAAATTAATAATAGACCATATTGATTCAAAATATTTTGCATCTATTGATAGATATATACCAAATGGTGCTGATATGTATGAAATAACATGGAAGGACTGAAATACTGTTCTTGAGACAGATTATGTGTTATTCTGAGAAATGCCAGTATATTCTTGACAAACACCTACACAACAATGATATATATTTGTATGATGGACACCAGAACCTGTACCTGTAGATTGAGATGCTATATATACAGCATTATATTCTCCTGCTGTACATGCAACATTCTTTGTTGATTGAGTATTAACAGAAGATGTTTTAGTTGCAGAATGAGATACACCTGTATATCCATGACCAGAGCCAACTAAACAATGATATAGATTTGATTGATGGAATCCTGCATTATGACCAATAACACAAGATACAGCTTATAATGCAGTATTTACAGCTGTATATACAGCTACATTTGAGGATTATGATTGAACAATATTAGATACTCAAAGTGTTGTAGCATGAGATACTCCTGTATATTGATGACCAACTCCTAGTAGAACTTGATATGATTTTATTTGATGGACGCCAGCATTATGACCTATTTCATGAGATGTTACATATGTAGCCACTTATGAAATAAAGACATTTACAATAACATGGAAGAATTATGATTGAACAGTATTAGATACAGATACTGTACAATATGGTGATATGCCAAGTTATAGTTGACAAACACCTACTAGAGCTAGCACTGTTGAATATGATTATACATTTGATACATGGAATCCTAGTGTAGTTACTTGTACATGAAATGCTACATATACTGCTACTTATACTCAAACAATTAGGAATTACACAATAACATGGAAGAACGATGATTGAACAGTATTAAACACAGATACTGTGCAGTATTGAGCAACACCAAGCTATAGTTGACAAACTCCTACAAAAGCAAGTACAGCACAATATGATTTCACATTTGATACATGGAATCCTAGTATTGTTGCTTGTACATGAGATGCAGTATATACTGCTACTTACACTCAGACAATAAGAAGTTATACAATAACATGGAAGAATTATGATTGAACTGTATTAGATACAGACATTGTACAATATTGAGACACACCTACATATGGATGAACACAACCTACAAGGCAATGATATTCATTTACATGATGGTCACCATCTATTACACCTGTAAGTTGAAATGCAACATATACTGCAGTATTCTGATTTATATGAATATTCTGGAATCCAAGTAGTTGATTATTCAGTGCAAGTTCTGATTGAGTAAATTGGATAACACTAGCAGATAAAAACTTGTGAGCTACTACAGTATTTAATGATTGAGATACGATTACTAGTAGCAATGCATGATTATTTTACCAATGGTGAAATAATTATGGATTCTCATGGTTTAATATGACATCACCTACAAGTTGAACACAAATTAATGCATCTTCATATTGACCATCAAATCCATATACAAGTTCTACATTCATAACATGAAATAGCAATTGGATGAACCCAAATAATTCAAATATGTGGTGATGAGATACATCTATAACTACAAATCATAAATGACCTTGTCAAACTTGATGGCATATACCAACTAAAGATGAAATAGATACTCTTTTCTCTTATTGTAGTAGCTTTTGATTAGTATCTCCTATTCCACTATTCAAATTCCCTAGAGTAGATTCATATTGGAGAAGTCCATATATTGATTTAAATTATAATGCATGAGGTACAACACAGGTCTTTGCTTGGACTTGTATACAGAGGAATAATTATAATTATATGGCGTATGCATGGCATCCTAGTAATAGTTGATGGACTTTGTCTTGGGATAAAGCAAATTGATTGGCAATACGTCCATTTAAAGATACACCAGTAGTCCCTGATACATCTTGGACAGTTATTTATCAACAACCTTAATAATGTATTGTTGTTTATGTAATAGAAATATTCTCCGAAGAAAAACATCAGCATGACCATATGTATGATGAGAATATGTAGAACTAAAAATGAAAGCAGATGTTAATTGAAAAGTATATGTTCCAACTGCATGAAGGACTAGAAGTAATGCATCATATTGAACACCGTTTGATTGGTATGTCAGTGTATGAAATAGTGAACCTGTACATATATCATGAAACTCAGCTAGACAATGATATCGTGAAGTTATGTCATGATTAACACCATGAGAATTTTATTATATAAAAATTACTCCTTACCATATAGATGAAGATACATGATTACCTGATTATTGATGGCTTAGATGATTTTGAATGTGATGAGATAGTGCATGATGAAGTCCATTAACTTATAAAAATCCTATTGCAGATTATTTATATGAAGTTGTTTATGATTGAAGTTTTATGTGATATGCTGTGTCTGAGACATCTTTATGAGATTGATTTAAATGTGCACAATTTGCATGATGCACTAATCTTACTAAACCTGTTCCTGAAGTAGATATATCACAAGTTACATCTATTTGATTTTATTATAGAGAAGCTCAATATGCTTGATGTACTTCTTTACAATATTCTGCTACAGAATCTATAAGTGATTTATTAACAACAATTTGAGTATGATTTAGAGAACATCAATACTATTGATGCACTAGTCTATCAACTGCTTCTGATGAGCATGATGCTGCAAACATGACTAATCCATGACACTCATATAGAGAATGACAATATAGATATTGTACATCATTAAGAGTAACATGACCAGAGAATCCACCACAAACATTACATTGATGAAATGAATATAAGTATAACCAATATGATTGATGTACTTGAATAACTACTATATCAAGAGTTCAATATTTATCGTGACAATGAAATACGTCTTATAGGTGAGACCAATTTAAGGATTGTTGAAGTCAGTCAAGTCCAATTACAGCATATTTTTATTGAACTTGAGTTATAGAGTGAAGTACGAATAGCTTATGATTAATAGATGCAAATGTATATAGGATATATGTACCGAGTAATTTAGTTAACGCATATAGAAATAGTCCTAATTGGACTAATATAACAAGTACAAAATTCGTATGAATGTAGTTGCTTTTAATTAAAAAAAACGTATATCACAAGTAATAAAGGTTTATATATATAAATAATATCAAATGCCACAAGGACAAATAGAAGATATTAAAAAGAATACAGGGACAGCAGTTCCTACAGAGGTATCAGCACAGGAAGTCAATCCTATGCAACAACCTAATATAAATATTAATCAGCAAGAAGTAAATGCTGTAGCACAATGAACTAGTCAATCTCAGGCAGTTCAGCAAGCTAATACAACAGTTCAGCAACCTACTACTCAGGCTCAAGATTTAAAGTTTACAGAGCTAAATTGATGACAGATATCACAGCAATGAGTAAACGCTTTAACAGGTGCTATGGATTATAGCAATATAAAAAATTCTGATGCTGTATTAAATCAATTGATACAATGACAGCCTGTAAGTTGAACAGGTATAGCAGTAGATAATGCTAGAGAAAGATATGAGAATTATAAATCACTTAGTTGAATGTCATATAAAGAGATATGAGATACTATCTTATCAGGAGAGATGGCAAAGAACTGAGCAAGTATGAGTGATTTAAGACAATATAATGAGCCATTATGGCAACAGGTTAGGATATATGTAACGAAACAAGATGAGTTAAACAACTTAAATAAAATGTGAGAGAATTTGTATCAGAATTATGTGAATGTAGAAGATAATAAGAATTATCTTAAGCAGACAATTCAGCAAGAAGATGAAACCACAAAGAGTATAATCACAACATATAGTGATGATATAATAGATTTCATAAAATCATATCAAACAAATGCTACACAGTTAATGAATTTAGCTAGTAGTATGTTAAGTAATCCTACGATACAGCAGTATAAGAATAATATCTTAGAATTAGAATGAAAAATAGCAAACCTACAAACAGATATAGAATATGTATGAGATGAAGCTAGACAGATGTTATGAAGTTCTGCACCAGAAAGTTTAGTAAGTGCATATATCTCACAACAGACAAAAGCTTTACAAAGACAACTAATGACATATAATAATAGTTTGTTAGTAGAACAAGGTAAATTAGATAGTGCTGTAGATGATGTAAAGACACAACTAGATTATTATATGAAGTGAATGAATTTATCTACAGATGCATTAAAAGCATTAATGTGAGGTTCTACAGGTTCTAGTTCTAGTAGTAAGAAGACATCTACTGAAGATTTGGTTAAATGAACTACAACAGAGAGTGTAAGTAAATTAAAGGATGCAATAATTGATTGAAGTTTTTGATGGAGTTTTAACACATCAGAATTAAAAGAGTATTGATTAACTAGTACAGATAAATCTACTCTATTAAAGAATGTAGCTTCTACATTAACACAGGACGACCTAAATAAAATATTAGCTAATAACTCAGAAGAGAATTTTCAAAATATTATGAAATATTATATTAGTACACATCAGGATTGAATAACAGAAATGTTGAAAAGTTATTCAAATGATTTGCAAGCCATTGCTAATTATTTTGATAAATATTTAATAACAGAAGATGTATGAAATAGTTTAATGAGTAAAGCCTGATATACAGAAGCGCAGAAAAATAAAGTAAGGGCTTATTTATGATGGAAAGAGAGTACATGAGAAAAGGCAAAGGATATGGAAACAGTAGAAGTAAAATCTGAAAAGGTTAAAGATGTATTAGAGAAATTAACAGTATGAAAATGAAGTGTAGTAGTTCCATCAACATATTCTGAAACATTAAACAAAGCTACAGGTGTCAAGAAAGATGTAACAGAAGCTGGAAAGAAAGCATATACAGCATTAAAGAATGATAACTTCGATAAAAATAATAAGACATTATATTGATTTAGTAAGAGTGAAGCATGGTGAACTATAGGTTCTAATATCTGAGCATATTGTTCATCATATAATGATGTAAATAGTATAATATCAAAAGCAGAAAATGTAAAGTTTGGTGAAAATGAAAGTAATTCACAAAATAATTTAATAGATTGAATATTGAGTTGATATACATCTAATAATCGGAATATTTGGATTAGAGCATTAAAAAACATAGATAAAGATAGTACAAATAGTAATGAAGCTACAAGACTAAAAACATATTTAACATGAATATTATGACCAGCATATAAAGATAATACTATTGTAAAATCTTTATTACAGCAAGCATGAATATCAAATGATATGATAAAGAAAGTTTTATAATACTACATTATATAGATGGACTTAAATACAAAAAGGCAAGAGAAAAGTCAGGGATGATTGTCTTGAAAAAGAGATAGAGTTTCACAGATATTGTGAGATAATAATTTGTTCAATCAACAACAGGTTGCATCTATAAATGAAATTCCTAACACGATACAACCTAGTGTTTCTAGTGATATATTTACTGGAACTACTGTGCCAAGTAAAGATGCATATAATTATGCTAAAAGTGTTGGGTGAAGTATGTTAGAAGAGCAACAACAGACTATCAAAAATACTTTTGCTAATTTAATAAATGAAACATATAGCAATATTAGTCAATGAATAGGTGATGCTGTAGATTTGTTTTCATGAATGAAACAGAATTTTTGATGAGGAATTACAACAGCGTTTTCAAAATCTGCACAAAACATATTACAAGAATGAGCATATATTTCACAAATATGAAATAAGCTAGAACAATGAATAGCAAAACGATTATGAACAGAAGAGGATGTAGCTAGAGCAAAAAAAGAATGAGAAGAGTGATATGAAACTGTAAAATGATGGGCTAATAAAGCATCTCAATTTTTAGAAGAAGCACAAAAATGATATTGGTGAGATACATTATTACAATGAGAATGAGCAAAATGATATGTAAATGAGTTGTCTTATCAGTTATGACAGATGACACCATCAATAGCAGCATGAATATTATGATGAAAAACGGCAACATTTATAACACT